GTGATAGAGATCGGCACATTTTAAAGGAAATTAACTAAATATCATTATTAAAAAGGATATTAATACTATTTACATATTGTATATAGAGTAGGGAGATAAAAACTATGCCAACATTAGTAAGTCCAGGTGTATCAGTTAGCGTTATTGATGAGTCAATGTACGCACCAGCCGGCGAAGGTACAGTACCTCTTATATTGATTTCGACTGCACAGGATAAGACAGATCCTAGCACAGGAAACATAGCAGTAGGTACAACTTCAGCAAACGCTGGTAAGCCGTTCTTAATAACGTCACAAAGAGAACTGATTACTACCTTTGGTGAACCATCATTCAAGTCATTGCAAGGTACACAAATCCATGCAGATGAAAGAAATGAATATGGTTTGCTATCAGCATATTCATACTTGGGTATTGCCAACAGAGCTTTCGTTGTAAGATCGAACGTAGATCTAGATCAACTAGAAGCTCAGTCAACAGTGCCTCAGTTAAACCCAGCCAACGGTACATATTGGTTGGATCTAGCAAACACAGATTGGGGTCTTTTCACAGCCAACACTACATCAGGTGCTTGGGATAAATTGACACCAACAGTATTAAACGACAAACCAGGTGCGGCAGGCGGAAACGTTGCGGCAAATGGTGACCCAGTTACAACATACGGAAAAGATTTAGATTACGTATTAGTAGCATCAACTTCACCAGCGAAACTTTATCAAAAAGTTTCAGGTACATGGGAAGTAGTTGGAGCACCATCATGGAAATCGGCAACAAGTGCCAATGTTTACATTCAATCTGGTAACGGTACTGCACCAACTGTAGCTGTTTCAGGCAGTTACAAAGACGTTTGGTTAAAATCAACACCAGGCGGACAAGGTGCAAACGTGATTGTCAAAAAATACAGCACATCAACTTCAGCATTCGCAACTGTAAGTGCAAACGTCTATTCAAGAGATGATGCGGCGACTGCCACAGAAGGTTCGACACTAGCTGAAAACGATGTTTATGTAAGATTTGATGACTTTGACGATGGTAACATATCAGCAGAGTTAAAAGCAAACTTCACATCAACACAGTCAACGTTGACATCAGCCGCTTATAACAAGCAGTCAATTGAAGCATTCAGTGGCGCGGCGGCAACACCGGAAGTCATGTATCAATTACGTGTAAGAGACGGTGGTGTGTCAACAGTAGCAACTGGTAACGTAGCTTCACTACACTCAGGTGTAGCAACAGGTGGTGCAAACACAGCCATCAACTTTGAAGTTAATGGACAGTCAATCACAGTAACTGGCGCCGCAGGTGCTGGTAATCCGGTAACACTAGACGAGATTGTTACTGCGATTAACAACAACTCAACATTGGCAAGTGCCAACGTTGTAGCGTCAAAAGATTACGTGAGTGCTACAAGACAATACTTAAAATTAACAAGAGCAGGTGGTTACGCAGTTTACCTACATGACGGTACAGACAACACAAATATTAAAGGTGTTGGTACTGCTGATTTAGGTTTCACTGATAACACATCATCTGGAGCGGCGGCTTTCTTCTACAAGTCACTGTTTTCAAACTTGACATACGAAGCGTCAACATCAGCACCAAAACAAGATCCAGCAAATGGAACTTTATGGTACAACAGTTCGCAAACAGCAGATATCTATCAAGCAGTTAATGATGGCGGTACAATGAAATGGCACGCCTACGCTAACTCAAAAGATAAAGGTACAGCTGGTTCGATCGTATCAGGTGGTTTGAAAGACTTACAGATTGTATCAGAAGCACCAACTAAAAAATCAGATGGAACTTCAGCTTTAACGGCAGGAGACATTTGGATTGACTCAAACGAGTTGGACGCATATCCAAAAATTTACAAATGGAACGCAGGTACTTCAAAATGGGTATTATTAGATAATACTGATCAAAGTACAGCGGACGGTGTATTATTTGGCGATGCAGTTGGTAATCCAGGTGGAACTGATGAAGATGCACAGAACTGGGGAGCGACATTTACAGACTTCCATTCTGACTCACCAGATCCAGCTGTATATCCAGAAGGTATCTTGTTATTCAATACAAGATTATCAGGTTACAACGTTAAAAAATACGTAACGAACTATACATTTGATAACACAAACAATGGAAACATTTGGGTAACTGAATCAGGGTTACTAGAGAACGGTGCCCCTTACATGGGTAGAAAAGCTCAGAGACAAGTTATTGTAACTGGCTTACAAGGTTCTTTAGCAAGTAACGATGAAATCAGATCTGAATCAAGATTCTTCAACTTACTAGCCGCACCAGGCTATCCTGAGTTGTTAGATGAAATGATCACGCTATCTACAGACAGAAAACAAACTGCTTTTGTATTAGCTGATACTCCATTTAGATTAAAACCAGATGGAACATCAACATCGGCTTGGGCTAAGAACACATCTTTAGCACCAACAAACGGTGAAGACGGTCTAACATCTGCATCACCATATGCGGCTGTTTACTATCCATCAGGATTTACAACTGACTTATCAGGTAATAACGTGGTTGTTCCACCATCGCATATTGCGTTAAGAACACTTGCGTTTAATGATCAAGTTGCGTTTCCATGGTTCGCACCAGCAGGTTACACAAGAGGCCTAGTTGATAATTCAACATCAGTAGGTTATGTAACTGGCGAAGGTGAGTTCCAGGCAGTGTCTTTATCAGAAGGTCAAAGAGATACGCTTTATTCTAACAAAGTTAATCCGATTGCGTTTATACCAAACAGAGGTTTAGTAGTGTTTGGTCAAAAAACTCTATCACCAGTAGCTTCGGCACTAGATAGAATTAACGTAGCGAGATTGATCGTACATTTAAGATACCAGTTAGACTTAATTGCGAAACCATTCTTATTTGAACCTAATGATAGAATCACAAGGGATCAAGTTGTAGATACGTTTAACAGATTCATGGAAGATTTAGTGTCTAAGAGAGCACTATTTGATTTCCTAGTAGTTTGTGATGAATCAAACAACACACCTGCAAGAATTGATAGAAATGAATTATACATTGATATTGCAATACAACCAGTAAAAGCAATTGAATTTATATACATTCCACTTCGTATCAAGAACACAGGTGAGAGTTTAACAAGTTAATAATAAGGGGATAGGCGACTATCCCTTTATTTTACCTTTACAATTTTTTTTGTAAAGCATAAAAAAAGGGTAAAGCGTAAATAAAATAAAGGAGCAGTAGATTATGGCAACACTTTCAAAATTTGGTGTACCAATAGACGGATCAACAGGAAGAGGTGGTATTCTTCAACCTAAATTAAAATATAGATTTAGAGTGAGATTTACTAACTTCGGTAACCTAGGAGCGTCTCCACTGCAATTAACACAACAAGTAATGAGTGTGACGAGACCAAAAGTGAACCATGAGGAAGTACCAATTCATTCGTACAACTCAATTGCGTACTCGCAAGGTAAACACACATGGGAACCAATCAACATTACTTTACGTGATGACATCAACAACAACATTTCTAAACTTGTTGGTCAACAGGTTCAGAAGCAAATGAACCATTTTGAACAAACATCTGCGGTAGCAGGTTCAAACTATAAGTTTGGAACTAAGATTGAAATCTTAGATGGTACTAACAACACAGAGTTAGAACAATGGGATGTCGAAGGTTGTTTCTTGCAGAATGTAGACTATTCAGATGGCGATTATGCGGTATCAGAACCAGTACAAGTTATTTTAACTTTAAGATATGATAATGCAATTCACCAGGCACCTAGTGACACTATCTTCCCACTAATATCCGTTGGTCTTGGTGGCACAAACTTATAATAATCTATAAAGTAGGTTAGATGTCCGGTATAGTTTTAAAACCAGCTAATAGAGCCGCTCAACTTTACGTTAGCGGCTCTGGCGTTCAACAGGCCGTAAGGCAACAACACCAATATGTTTTGGTGTACAACTTATACCCAATAAGAGAAGATGATTTTTTAGACGAAAAGATCAACTATCTAAAAGAATTCAGAGACAGATTACATTTTTTATGTAATACTGTAGATGGCCCAAAATTTCAAGTACAACAAGACGTACTAAATCAATACAATAGAAAAAGAGTAATCAATCGTAAAGTTGATTATGATCCGTTAACAGTAAGAATGTATGATACTGTTGATGGTCTAGGAATTAAGTTTGCAAGAACACTTTACGAGTTTGAATTTGCAAACGCAAGATTGTATAAGACAAAGGCAGGCGGTGCACCTTTACAGCACCAAGAACAAGCAAACTATGTTCAAACTGTTTTACAGAACAGTAACAGATTTGTAGAGACACATCACTTTGGTATGAAGTCTCACAGATACTATCACAGATTATTAAAAAGCATAGATCTTTATCAAATGGCTGGAGGTACTTTTAGTAAAGTAAGAATGGTCCATCCGCGAATATCAAGAATGGACATGGATAATTTTGCTTACGAATCAAGTGCTCCGGTTAATCTTAACCTGGCGTTCACTTATGAAAATTTAATTTTTGAAGAAACTAATGTTAAGTTAGAAGGTTCTGATCCAGAGTATCCAATTGATACAATGATGTCTGAAACTGCTGACTTCGAAGACATTGAAGGTACAGGTGGTGGCGGAGGTAGCACGAGCTTAAATGGTGTACCTGAAGTTATAGCACCATCAATCACTAAAAAGATAGATAATTTAATTTCAGATCTAAAGTCAGGTAATTTTCCTAAAGGTGATAATAGTGCAAATGCAGAAACAACTGCTGGCAGTGAAGTACCAGCAAACGCAAAACCATTTAAAGGATCTTACAATAAGAAAACACAGAAATTAAAAAATTATAATGATAAAACATATGTGGTTCCAAGAGATACATCAACTTCTGGAACATCGACAAAATCAACTATAGGTGGAAAAAGTTTAGGTTAATATCATGGCAAAAAGATCAAGCACACAGATAATAGAAAACTTAGGTGGTATCAAACAAGTTATTAGATCGTTTGGTAATATCACTAAAAATTTATCAGGTGGTGCATTAGATTCACAAAACGTTGAGGCCGCAAATGCATTAGAAAATCTTGCACTTGGGGTACCTGAATCAATAAATGGACCAAAGTTTGATGTTATAAAAGGAATATTTCAAAAGTATATTGACAGTGACAGTCTAGCAAACGCATATACATTACTAACGCTAGACGCTATGAAAAAGTTTGAAGCAAACTTTGATGACTTATTTGTAAAGTATGAAGGAGAACTTACTTTCAGTGAGCTTGGAGTTGCTTTGTTAAACAATTACAGACCAAGTACAAGTCAAATAGGTGTAACAACCAAACTAAAAACCAATAAATTTGTAGCACGTCACATAATACAGTAAATAGTATTATGAACAAGTTCCATCAAGGAGAATATAAACTCATTAACCCGCAGAAATATGCAGGTAAAAGAAATCCAAAATATCGTTCTGGATGGGAGTTGACCTTTATGAGAATGTGTGATAATCACCCTGCTGTTCTAAGTTGGGCAAGTGAACCTGTAAGGATACCATACAGACATCCTTTCACAGGACAGTATACTCATTATGTTCCTGATTTTATTATGGTTTATAAAAATAAGGGTGGTACAAAAGTAGCAGAACTAGTTGAAATAAAACCAAAAAGTCAAACTATTTTAGAAAAAGCTAGATCTTCGAAGGATAAATCTGTTATAATATTGAATAGGGCCAAATGGTTGGCCGCCGGTGAATGGGCAAAAAGGAAAGGTATGCGATTTAGGGTCTTGAATGAAGACTCAATATATGCTATAAAGTAAATATGAATAAGAAATTAGAAAAAACATTTGACTTACCTAGTATGGAAGAAGCGTTAGAAGATCAACAACAAGAAGAATCTAATTTAGAAAATTCTGAATCAGAAGATTTAGATCGTTCTTCTGCGGCCGCCCATGCTGAGTTAGAAGAATCAGAAGTTGCTGATGAAGAGCAGATAATAAAAAGAGCTCTTACTACTGCTGAAAAGATAGATAAAGCATTACCACAGGTTAAAGATTTGCAAACACATGATACAGACATGGATTCGTATTCAGGTGAAGCAATGAAGTCTTATAGAGAACTAATGGATCTTGGTATGAATTCAGAAGCCAGACACGCTGGTAAATTCTTTGAAGTAGCACAAACTATGATGAAAAATGCCATAGAAGCCAAGAACGCAAAAGCAGACAAAAAACTGCGTATGATTGAGCTACAGCTTAAAAAACAGCGGGTTGATCAGTGGGATAAGCGTGATGGTAATGATCAAGATGTTATAGAAGGCGAAGGATTTGTGGTAGGAGACCGTAATAAACTACTAGATCAGCTAATAGAAAAGGTAAATCAAAACGACGATAAAACAGAAGACAAGGATAAATAGAAATATGAAGAGCTTTAAACAATATCTAGCGGAAGCAGTAAAAGAAATTCCAGTAAGAATTAAACTGGCTACAGACGTTAACGATGATATGGTAGACTGCATTGAAGCAGAGTTACAGCGTTATGATGTGGTCAGCGTAGGTAATCCAACTAAAACAATTATGCAAGAACACCCACTTGATTTTGGTACAAAGATCAAGAACGCAGAAGTGTTTATTATTGATGCAGTTGTTAGAATGCCAATGAGTTTTGAAACTTTTAGAAGAAACTTATCTGACAAGTTAGCAATACCATATGATTATGTTGTTGTAAAAGGTGAGAATGATCCACTAGAAGGTGAAAACGAATTAGAAGTAAAAAGAAATACTGCTAATCCAGAAGACTACGAAACTAAAATTGGTCAAGACTACACAGACGAAGAAAGCAAAGTAGAAGGCGATCATTTTGGTGAGAAGCACAAAGAGAATTTTTTAAAAACGTTAGCAGATAACAAAGAGAAAGATCCAGACAGAGCTGAGGTTGAAGTAGAAGGTCCTTTAAGCATGAAAAGAGCTGAAGGCGAAAAAGATACTAGTCAGCCAAAAGAAGTAGATCCTAAAGCAAAGTCTCCTCTTTCACAAGATAACAGACCTGCAAACAATTACAGGAAGTAACGACATGGAGATCGTAGAGAAGAAATATGTACTTCAAGTTGCCGACTTAGGTGACTTCGATCTTGATGATGATAGAAGCATTGATTCATCAATCGCTTTTGAATTGAAACAAGCTGGAATACCAGCAACAGTACATGGCAACGAACACACAAGAGATACAGTTGAGATTGAAACATCAGCAACTTTAGATGAGCTAAAGAAAGTATTTCAAGATGCGGATCTTGCCGCGGAGATAGATATGAAAGAAGATGAACAATACGTGAGAACAGGTCCTGGTCATTTTAAACAAGATGACTTTGTAAGTTCAGTCAAGAAGTCAAAGAAGTTCAAGTACGTTTCAGCTAAACAAGGTGACAACGCACTTGCTGATGAAGACCAGCAAACTAAAACAAACGAAGCTGAAGAAAAACTTTACGCACAGCTCAAAGAAGAGTACAGCAAGTTTGTTGAAACTGATCACGAAGAAAAAAAAAGACTGAAAAATCAGGACTAACTGAAAACCAGATTACGAATATAATCCAAGCACTCCAGCGGGATAATTCAGACATCTTCTCCAATTACCAAACAAAATACAAAAATGGTTTGAACGATATTGGTGCGGTAGCACAGATAAACAGCAAAGCCATGACACCAGGAGACCCAATGCTACAGAAAGCAGTTGACAATGTCTTCAAAATGGGTAGAGCTAGAAACAACTTTGGAAGAGTGGTTCCTGTAAATCAAGATGTTGACAAGATGCTTGGAGATATCAAGAGATTGACAGGTGCAGGGATAGGTACTGTCAGGGTAGAAGTTACTGATCAAACAGCAGTGAAAAATATGTTATCCAGAATACCAGTAGGTGAACCTTTTTCAGATATGGAAGGTCTCATAAAATCACCAGCAGACGTGATTCATTTTAATGCTGTAAGAGGTTTAGTGATTGACTTGTTAAGAGGACAAGCCACAGCAACCAGACTTGGCAACTTACCAGGTGCATTGAAAACAGCGGCCGGTGACATTGCCAGAGCGGCAGGCGTAGAACAATAATAAGCAAGGAATTCCTTGTGAACAAACTTGAAAAAACTAAACAAAGACTAGACACGGTTTCACCATCATTTTGCCTT